TGTGAATCTCTCAAGAATGTGATAGAATAAACATAACTTATTAAAGATACATTTCATGCCAAAGAAGAACTCCGAACATTATGTGAATAATAGAGAGTTATTAGACGCTATTATTGTTTATCGTAATAAGGTAAAGCAGGCTGCTCAAGAATATTATGAAAAATATGATGAGTATCCCCCAAAATCTAAACCATGGGAAGGAAAACCACTTATTCCAAATTATATTGGAGAATGTTTTCTTAAAATAGCAACTCACTTATCATATAAACCAAACTTTGTAAATTATATGTTTAGAGAGGATATGATTTCTGATGGAATAGAAAACTCCGTTCAGTATATTCATAATTTTGACCCAGAGAAATCCACTAATCCTTTTGCCTACTTTACTCAAATTATACATTATGCCTTTTTGAGAAGAATACAAAAGGAAAAAAGACAACTGGAAATAAAAACAAAGATTATTGAAAAAACTGGGTTTGATGAGGTTATGACTGTAGATGACGGATTGCTTTCTGGAAACAATTCAGAGTTTAATAGTATGAAAGATGCCATTCAGTATAGAAACGGAAATCGATGAAAATCGCAATTTTTACAGACACCCATTGGACGGCCAGAAAATCCTCAAGACATCTTCACGATTATTTTGAGTTATTCTATAAGAATATTTTCTTTCCCACTTTAGAAGAACATGGAGTAGAAATTGTCATTCATACGGGAGATGCTTTTGATAATCGCAAAAGTATTGATTTCTGGGGATTGGACTGGACCAGAAGAGTTGTATTGGAACCTCTTCGTAAGTATGAGGTTCATATGATTGTGGGTAATCACGATATATTTCTTCGTAATTCCACAGAAATAAACGCACCAGAACTTCTTCTTAAGGACTATCCAAATATCAAAACCTATAGTTCCCCAACAAATACAAAAGTTGGTGGTATTGATATGACTTTTATTCCGTGGATTTGTAGTGAAAACTATGATGAAACACTAAAAGTCATAAAGAAGTCCAAGGCAAAGATTGCGATGGGGCATTTGGAACTACAGGGATTTCGTGTAAATAAACATCTTATAATGGAGGAACATGGGATGGACCCAAATATTTTTGCAAAGTTCCAAAAGGTATTTTCGGGTCATTACCATACTCGTTCTGATAATGGACGCATCTTCTATCTTGGTAATCCTTATGAAATGTACTGGACGGATGTAAATGATACTCGTGGATTTCATATCTTTGATACTGAAACTTTCGAGCACACTCCAATTAATAATCCTTATAAATTATTCTATAACATTTATTATGATGATACGCCACATCAAATGTTTGATGTCACGGAGTATGCGAATAAAATTGTTAAGGTAATTGTCCGTAAAAAATCAAAACAAAAAGAGTTTGATAAGTTTATTGACAAACTCTATAAGGTCGGTATTCAGGACCTAAAAATTGTTGAAAACTTTGACATTCAGGAAAACGAAGACTTTGTAATTGATGAAGAAGAAAATACTATTTCAATTCTAAATCGTTATAT